GAGTTGCTGCCCCTGGTGCCCGAAGACGTAGAGGACCGGCTGGTCGTTCGTCGGGTCGACCTTGCCGCAACGCACACAGTGCCGATCGGCCGCATGCAGATTCCACGGCTTCGGCGCCGGCAACTCTCTTCCGTCGGGTTGTTGTTTTCCCGTCATGTGGTGAAGAGCTCCTGGACCTCGAACTCGGTCGCATACACTCCGGGGTTCAACTTCGAGAACCGGAGCGAGTCCGTCCTGATATGGACCTTCACCGTCCCGCCGCCGTCAGGCAGCACGAGGGACCATGCGCCGACGCCATCGCGACGCGCGAGCACGAAGGCCGCAAGCGCGTCCCGGTCAGCCTTGGTCCTGTTGATGAACCGGCAGGTGTAGAGCCGGCGGCTACTCGCGAACTTGGGATGCGTGACGACGTAGCCTCGATCCGTCGGCACCTTCAGCGTGACGTATCGTTCCGTCCCATCGAAGACAAAGTCGGGCGCGATGGAAAGAGTCGCTTCGCTCGCACCCTCTCCCGCGAAGACGAATGAGGCGCGCGCGGGTTCCGCTGGACAGCTGGGGCTTTCGTCCTCGACGGTGAAGGAGAGATCGATCCCGTAGAACATGACATCGGTGGTGCCGACCGCGGTGTGGTTTAGCTCGCCGACGAAATAGGCGCCGGTCGACCCGTAGTCGAGGAGCATCGTTCCCGACTTCGGCGTGTTCCGGCAGCCGTTGCCAAAACACGTGGCGGAGGTGATCGTGTATGCCGGCGCGAAGACGACGGTCTTCACCCATGTGGCTGGCGCCGTGCGCAGCCACACGGCGATTTGCGCCGGCTTGACGGCGATGACGTAGATTGCGCCGCTACGATCGAGGCCGATCGAGATGTCGTTCGTGTTCGCGCCTGTGATGAACGCCGCGTCGATTTGCTCCGTCGTCCACACCCCCGTACTGGGATTGCGGACGCTGTAGTGTGGTGTCCGGCTCGTGTTGATGCCGGCATAGAACGCCGTGTGAATCGTCAGCTCGTCGATGGGATCGAGCACTGCGGACAGGTTGGCATTGTTGCCGCCGGTGTTGAGCGTGGTCCCCGTGTAGATCGCCGTCGGCGCGGCCCACACGCCGCCGGTGCGGTTCGTGTAGTTCACGCGATCGGTGATGTCGTTGTCGAAGAGGACGTGAGCGAGGTTGTTCTTGTCGATGATCAGCGCGAGCCCGAGGCCTAAGTAGAGGTTCTGCGCGAATACCGTTTCCGACCCGAAGGTCCAGGGTGCACCGCCCAGAGAGTCGTTCGAGTACCACACTTCGCCAGTCGGATCGCCGCCGCCCAGGTCACGCTTCGACCATGCCGCGTGCAGCGTCCCGTTGGGCCCGAAACAGAACATGGGGTTATTGCTCGCCACCTGCTCGGTCGCCGCGCGGATTGCTGCACTGTAGGTGCCGACGCCGGTTCTGATCGCGTAGTGCGGGCCATCGGTGGCGCCATTCTTGTCGGCGTGGATCACGATCTGGTTCGCGCTCGAGATGCAGACGCCGGACAGCGTGCAGGAAAGACTCGTGACCGTGCCGTCGAGAGACCAGGTGTTGCCGTTGTCGCTCGACTTCCAGAGCTGCGGGCTCGCGTTCCCGGCCGATGCTGTATCGATCGCGACCCAGAGGATGCCGGAGAGGTCGCGCGCCATGTGGGCAGGCCCGCCCGAAGGCTGGTCCGCCGCCACTCCATCCGCGATCTCTGTCAGCACGATCGCCATCGTCGGAACTTACCTCGGTTCGCCGATGCGCCGGCGGAACGATTTGTCCGAGGACACTGCTTCGTGGATCAGGTTCTTGATCACGCTCTTATCCTTCACCAGGAACTCGCGGAAGGAGCGCGGGTCGAGCGTGGTGATGTTGAAGGTGACGCCGACGGCCTTTGCCCCCTCGCCCTGCATTTGCACCGGGATCGAGCGGCCATCGGGGAGGGGCACGAACGCCTCCCCCCTGCTACCCCGGCCCTCTCCCATCAGGGCCATCGTGGGCTCTCGGGCGATGCCCCCGCGGGCGAACGCGCGCACGGGCATCGTGTCCTCGATGCCGCCGGACATGACGCCGCCCTTGGCGAGGGCCGGCCCACCACCGAAGCCGAAGCCGAGGCCGCCGAAGATGCCGCCAAGGAGCGAGGTCGTCGCCTGTCGGATTGCGATCTGCGCCAGCATTTTCAGGACTTCCGCGCCGAAGTTTCTTGCGGCCTGCGTTAGGTTCGCAAAACCCTCCTCGGCGACGTTGAAGAAGAGATTGTCGAAGGCGTTGCCGAGGCCCGATGCAAGATCGATGGCGAGCTCGGCGCCTCGCTTCTGGAGGTTCTCGAACTCGCTCACGATCAGGTCCATCTGATCGGTAAAACCCTGGATCCCGCCAGCTAGGGTTTTGGCCCCACCAAAACCCGCCGTCTTGTCCCGCCGCTCCTGCGCCTTTCGCTCGTTCTCCTCGCGAACACGGTTGCGGTCTTCGATGAACTTCTTATCGATCTCGAGTAGGTCCTGCGCGAGCTTCTCCTCCTGTTCCCTTATCGCGGTGCCCCTCTTCTGTGTACCCTCGACGATCATCCGAAGTTCTTCCGGATCACCCTGTCCACCCAGAAACCGCAGCTCCTTCTCCGCGCGAGTTGAAAGGGCCTTCAGCTGCTCATCGGAAAGCTTTCGAAAAACCGGGAAGAGCTTGAGCAGTTCTTCGCGCGTCTCCTTCAGTCTCTTCTCGATGTTGTCTTCCTTGTCGGTGAGCGCATCGAGAACGGACTCCTTCTTGACTGGGATGGCTGCCGCCTTCAGCAGCTCTCTGTTAAACTTGATCATCCCGCCAGTCAGCTCTTCGGGTTTGAATGAACCCGCCACGCCCTTTGCGGTTCCGATGCCAATCGGATTCTCGAGGAAAGCCACGAACGATTCCGACAGTGGTGTGACAGTTACTGCGGCTAGCTTGGTGAGGGAGTCGGTCAGGCGCGTAACGTTGTCCGACGCCTTGTCGATCCTTTCGAGTTCTTCCTTGCTCAACAGTTTGAAATTCTTCGTCTTCTGTTCCAGTTCTGCCAGCACTGGGATCAGGCGCACGCCGCCGCGGCCGAAGAGCTCGACGGCCTTCGCCGCCCTCTGGGCTCCAGGCGGCATCGCATTCAATTCCTTGGCGACATCCTGGATCGTTTCGAAGAAGTCTCGACCTTTAAGCGCGCCCCTTTCCTGCGCTGCGGCGAGGCGACTCATCATCGGTACGAGTGACTCGAGTTCGCTGCCCGCCAGTTTCGTCGCCAGCTCAAGTTTCTGCACGTTGTCCGTGCTGATGCCGAACTGCTCGCCGAAGTTGAGCACGCGCTCTGCCGCTTCACCAAATGTGTCGCTGATCCCCTTGACGCGCAGGATCACGTCCTTGATGTTCTGCGCGAAGGCTCGGACGTTGACCGCGCTGTTTTTGAATGTCGTCTCGATCTTCTTGCCCGTGCGGCCCACCTGCGACTCGAGCTTCACCAATCGGGCGTTGACCTCGTCCTTGAGCTTGAGGACGACTTCGGTGATGTCGCTGGCCATGCCTACGCCTTTCGCTTCCTGATCTCGGCAAGCTCATTGTCGATCAGCCGCACCGCCGCCATGAACGCCGGGCTCTGATCGAGCGCGCCACCCTCGTTGGGGAGTAATCCGTGGCTGCTCAGGAAAGCGTACATGCGAAGCACCTCGTGGATGTCATGGCGACCGGCGAGGAGGAACTGCGGACAGCGGCGCCCGCTCTCCTGGCCTGTGCCTGCGCAACGTTCGCAGGTGGGGTTCTGCCCGCCGCAGCGGACGCACTCGATCGTCCACACATCTTCCGCTGCGTCCGCATCGCACCCCCAGGCTCGGCGAGGCCGCTTGGCCTCGGGATCGCGGCACACCTTGCAGGACATGGGGAGGGACTCCTGCGCGAGGTGCACCGCGAGGATCAGTTTTTTTGGTCGTCCTCCGAAAGCTCCGTCGCCTTGGTGATCACGCTCACGAGCTCGTCTCGATCAGCCTCGCGGATCAGGTCCAGCATTTCTTCCGTCGGTACCTGGTGGCCGGTGCCGTTGCTCACTGTCTTGAACTCGAGGACGTTTCCCGCGCGGTCCTTGAAGTTCTCCCAGCCGCGAAGCCCCGCGCGCAGCACGCCGAGGTTGACCGTCTCTTGTCTCAGCTCGACGAACCCGCCTTCATGGCGAGCAAGGAGCTTGTCGCCCATCGCCGCCCTCTCACGCGCGTTCATGGGTCCGAGAAGGAACGTCGTCTGCTGATCGGCGGGCAACGAGCGGTCACGCTCGAGCACGTGTCGGATCACCGTCTTCATGTCGACTGCGATTGCCATTCACTCTCCCTGGTCACGTGGCGACGATAAAGAGCTCATCGTCCCCAAAACTGTTGACCGAATCGGAATGAAGCCGAAACTCCAAGGTGTTCGTGTCGATCATGTTCCTGTTCGCCTCGGCGACCGAGAAGAAGAGCAGGTGTTCCATGATGATGTCGATCTTGTTCCCGGCGATCGTGCCGAGCGAGACGAGGTCGAGCCGGTGCGCGATGCCGTTGAACCACTTGTTGAACCAGTCGTAGTCCGCGACCAGGTTCATTTCGGGATCGAGCGTGCCCGATGGATTCCGCCGCGGGATCTTGAAGGACAAGATGCCGGCCGCGTCGTTGGCGTTCTCGCGCGGCGCAATCTCGCTGTTCAGGTTGAACGAGAAGGACGTGATCAGCGGATTGAACGGAGAGGTACCAGCGTCGAGCGCGAGCGTGAGGATGTTCGTTCCCATGAACTTGGGTGGGATCGTCGCGTCGAAGACGACGCCGGTCACGAAGGCGACGTCCGAGACGCCAGCCTCGACTCCCGAGAATTCGAACTCCATGAAGCCGGGCTCGCCGACGTTCATCGTGAAATTCACGTTCCCGCGGCAGCCCTTGAAGAGCTTCCGGACGCCGTCCTCCATGATGGCGAGCGTGAGGCTGCCGGGTCCGAAATAGTTCCCGTTGACGTCGTCGACCTGGGGATCGATGCTCCAGGGCCGATACCGGAACCCGATCTGTGCACCGGCGATGCCGCCAACCGTGGCGGTCGCTCCTGACGTGACGCCGGTGATGGTATCGCCCGGGTCAGGCTGGTCGATGGAGGAGGTGGTCAGCACGTAACGAAGGGTCGTCGCAGTGCCCATGTCCGCGTTCTGGTGGAT